TAATAAACTCAGGAGAACCCATGAACGCACGAGCCGCAACTGTGATCAAGCCCTTGAATCCCAAAGGCGCAGAAACCAAATATGTTGGACACGAGCCTGACTGGAAATTCCAGCCCACAGAAGAAAATCGTATCAGTGCTTTCAGCAAGGCCTTTGCCTGGTACAACTATCACTATGGCAAAAAAGATGCCAAAGACATGCTATGCCAATACCTGGACGTCAATCATAGAAGCAAGGATGCCAAACTCATGCGTGGTATCCCTGACAGCCAGATCCGCCTGACTCCGGCCTGGGTGTGCAGGATGACCTTGATGGGCCTGACACTCAACGAGCATGAACAGTGTATCATTGACGAACAGATCGCCACCATGCTGAAAATCAAACAAGAAGTCAAAAAAGTCGTTGATGAGGCCGAAGTGGCTGTGGCAAAACTTACCATACAAGATCACCTGCGTGAAAAAGTTAGTGAATGTGCCGGAGAACTAGAAGGCATGTTTGACGATTTCATTGAGGCCGGTGCCAAGATGAGTGCCGACTGGAAACCCATTGCACAGATCCGTGGCATGAACATCAGTCCCAACATGGTGGGCACAATCGCTGATGTGTGGAAGCTCAAGTTGGCCGAATTTGAGGAAGTGCTGGAAGGCACCGACTCGGATCTAGCGGAAGGCTACAGCCATCTCAACAAGAATCAGATCAAACAATGCGTCAAGTTTATCGAGCAGGTCATAGCTGACTGTGGCAACTATGTACAGATCAAGAAAGTAGAACGCAAACCACGTGCCAAGAAAGCCGTGAGTCCTGAAAAACTTTCAGCCAAGTTCAAGTACATGAAAGACTTTGCTGAACTCAAACTGTCCAGTGTTGCACCAGCACAACTGGTAGGTGCCGGAGAAGCTTGGTTGTACGATACCAAAAAACGCAAGTTGATCCATGTCATGGCCGACGCTCACCTAGGAACCTTCAGTGTCAAAGGATCAGCCATAGTTGGTTTTGATACCATGCAAACTGTACAAAAAACTCTACGCAAGCCCGCAGAGCAGTTAAAAGAGCTACTAAGTGGTGGCAAACCTGCGGCTCGTAAAGTGTTTAAAGATATCCGGGCCACAGAAACCAAGTTCAACGGGCGTGGCAACGAGAATCTGATCATATTGCGGAGTTGGTAAATATAGGAACACGGAGTTCCTATGGCCTTAGAAAATCAATCCAGCACAGACACCCTAAAACAAGAATTATTCGACTATGTGAGCCTGCAACTGGGCGCACAGATCATTGATCTTGAGCTGGATGCTGAACACTATGAAGCTGCTTATCAGAAAACCATTGGAGTTTACAGACAACGGGCACAAAATGCCTACGAAGAAAGCTACAGCTTTTTAGAGCTTGTGACCAATGTCAACATCTACGACCTGCCACAAGAAGTAATCACGGTACGACAAATCTTCCGCAGGACTTTCGGCGATAGCACAGGACCATTTGCGTCAAACTTTGATCCATTCAGCCAGGCCAGTCTCAATGTGTATTTGATGAATTTCAACGTGGCTGGCGGACTTGCTACCTATGATTTCTACAGTCAATATGTGGAACAGGCTGGGCGCATGTTTGGTGCCTACATGAATTACACCTGGAACCCTGTGACCAAGAAACTGCAATTGATCCGTGATCCTAAAGGCACTGGAGAAAATGTGTTGCTATGGACCTACAACCTCAAACCCGAATTCAACCTGCTGAGAGATTATCAAATCCAACAATGGATCCGCGACTACATGGTAGCGGCCTGCAAAATGATCATTGGTGAGGCTAGAGAAAAGTTTGGACAGTATGCAGGACCACAAGGTGGCAGCCAACTCAACGGAACTGCCATGAAGGGCGAAGCACAGGCCCAAATGGATGGCCTGATCGAAGGTCTTAAAAATTACGTAGACGGCAGTCAGCCCATAACCTGGGTCATAGGTTAAAGTAAAAGTTTGCGAGCCGCATCTCTGGCTCTTTTTTTCGCACTGATTATTGCTCGAGTCTCAGGAGTTTGAACTCTGCCCTTTTGTCCATTACTGATTTTTTGTTTGTGTTCGGCAGTTAGTGTTCTGCCTTTTAAAGTTTGACTACAACCGTTTTTTCCAGTATAATCAATAAATGGACTTAATGATTGATCTTGAGGGGTTAGCAACTGGACCCGATACTACTATACTGACCATTGCCGCTCAGGCATTTGATCCATTTGGTACGGGGTATTATGATCAACAATACTACGCTAGAATAACATTGGAAAGTCAGCCCGATAGAAGCATTGATCAAGGCACACTAGAGTGGTGGGCAACGCAACCTTCTGCGGCCAAGGATGAAGCTTTTATGGAAGAAGGTCGTATTCCTTTAGATGTAGCATTAGATAGTTTAGGCAAACTAATCTGGCACGCCAAACGAGTTTGGGCCCAAGGACCAACCTATGACATGAATATCCTGGAGCATGCCTACAAGAGTTACGGTAAAGCACTTCCTTGGCAGTTTTATTCCGTAAGAGACAGCAGAACTGTATTTTCATTATGGCCGGCACTACCCCGTCCTGCTACCAGTCATCATGCCCTTGAAGACTGCCGTAGACAGATTGACATGTTGCAGGCCACACTGCGACATTTCAACATAAAGGAAATTAGATGAAGTAAATATCTTATCCTGAGCGTATTTAACTAAATAAAGTATGTTCATAAAAAACAAATATACAACATACTACTATCGCATAGTAGAAAACGCTATAAATCGCTCTGTCGACGGATACACAGAAGAGCATCATATTATTCCACAGAGCATGGGCGGAGACGATAGTCCTGATAATCTTGTAAGGCTTACAGGACACGAACACTTCGTGTGTCACTTACTACTAACAAAGATGCTAGACGGCCCGCTTAAACACAAAGCTGTAAAAGCCGCGAGAATGATGGCAACAACAGCAGGCCCCGGACAACAGCGATACAAAGTCACGGGCCGCATTTACGAAATACTTAAACAGCAAGCAGTAGAGGTCTCTAACGAAACTCGAAAAAAGATGGGCGTATCGCAGAAAAAAAGATTCACAAACTCTCCTGGCACATTTAAAAATAAAACGCATACCGAAGAGACACTAAAAAAACTGCGTAAGCCACGGACAGAAGAACAAAAAATAAAACAATCCTTAGCAATGAAGGGGCGATTTAAGGGTCGGACTCCGCATAATAAAGGAAAAACATTCGAAGAACTCTACGGCGCAGAACGAGCAACAGAACTAAAAGAAAAAGTAAGACACGTTGGCGAACAAAACGGCTTCTATGGTAAGACACATTCAGAAGAACAGCGGCGTAAAAAGAGTAAAGAAAAACTTACGGCACCAAAAAAAATATGTTATTATTGTAATAGTGAAGTAGACGCTATGAACTATGGGAGATGGCACGGTGATAGATGTAAACACAAAAAGTAAAAAACCTACTATTATTGGGGTGGTGGGGTTGATAGGCGCCGGCAAAGATACCATAGCAGACTATCTAGTAAACATACACCAATTTCGGCGCGAAAGTTTTGCCAACACACTCAAAGATGCAGTCAGCTCAGTGTTTGGATGGGATCGTGAACTGTTGGAAGGGCGCACCAAACACAGCAGAGCCTGGCGCGAGCAAGTGGACGCCTGGTGGGCTGAGCGACTAGACATGCCCAATCTTACTCCAAGATGGGTGTTACAGTATTGGGGCACCGAAGTGGTGCGTAGAGGATTTCACGACGATACCTGGATTGCCAGCTTGGAAAATCGCCTGCGTAAAACCACCGACGATGTGGTAATTTCAGACTGCAGATTTCCCAACGAAATAGCCGCTATCAAACGTGCAGGGGGTGTGGTAATCCGTGTGCATCGCGGCCCAGACCCTACATGGTACAATTTTGCTGAAACAGTAAATCGTGGTCCTGAGCGTAATCTAGAATGGAGCTGGGCCAAAACTCAGTTGGAAAAATACAATATACATGCCAGTGAAATTGCCTGGATTGGCACAGAATTTGATGCTGTTGTAGACAACAACAGTACCATGGATCATTTATACAAACAAGTCACAGGTCTGGTTCAAGATCTCCTGGCCTCCAGACCGAGTCCAACCTGCTGATTTCTACCACACAATTCTGACAAACAGTTCTGAGATTTCTCAACAGGCTGTTGTTGAGATTGCCATCCACGTGAAATACCATGAGTTGAGCCGAATACTTGGCACGAAATCCACAGCGATCACACGTGGATTTTTTCTTGTAGCCTGACAATTTCCAACGCGGATCTGGCGGTTTTTTTTTCTTGGATTTATTCAAACACACTGAGCACTTGCTGCGATAATATATCCTATCGTATTTGTGATAGGCTACAGCACGTGGTCTTTGACGGCAATCTGTGCATATAGGTCTATTCATGGCATATTTAGTCTACGGACCTACATATAGGCGTCAACAACTGATGGTTTTTTGGCGTCGCCGATAAATATCTTTAATTAATAAAAAGGAATTAGTCATGGCCTTACTATCCCCTGGTGTACAAGTCAGTGTAATTGACCAAAGCAATTACACACCCGCTGCTGCCGGTTCAACCCCGTTCATGCTTTTGGTCACTGCCGAGAACAAGATATCCGGCGCCGGCACTGGTATAGCTCCCGGAACCCTGGCTGCAAATGCCAACAAACTTTATCTAATGACCAGCCAGCGAGATTTGCTCAGCACGTTTGGTGTGCCATTTTTCTACAACACCACAGCTGGAACACCCATCAATGGTTACGAATTAAACGAATACGGATTATTGGCCGCTTATTCAGCCCTGGGCGTGACCAACATAGCTTATGTCATGCGAGCCGACATTGATCTAGCAGCTCTCACAGCCACACTGAATCGTCCTGTGGGTGCTCCTGCCAATGGCTCATATTGGTTTGATACCGCTACCAGTGCGTTTGGCATCAATGAATGGAATCAGGCCACATCTGCATTTACTAAAAAGACACCCACGGTGATCACTGATACAACGTTTTTGGAACCATTGTACACAGTGCCTCTGCCCAGCTATGGCAGCATTGGTGATTATGCTGTGACTGCAACTTCGACGTTTAATCCTACATACTACAAACGTGGTGGCCCTACCACATCCCAGGCACCTGGCTGGTTACAGGATGGTGCCAGTGCCAGCGACTTGTACAACACCTGGGTCTTGATTGGTAGCGACGAATGGAAAACAGCCTGGCCCACCATACAAGGGACTCTGGCTCCTAGCAGCCTTACACCAGGCAACAGTTTTGCTATCAATGACATCGCAATCACAGTTCCTGCTAGTCCTAACAACACAGTAACAAATTTAGTCACTCAGATCAATGCCCTGAGCAATAGCACTATTCCGGGCGTGTATGCTGCCAACATCGGCGGCAAACTGAATATTTTTGCAGATAGCACGGCCACCAACGACGGATCAACCGAAGGCACAGGCGTTGTTGCCATCAATAACATTTCCGGCTTACCTTTGTCCACACTGGGCATACCTGCAGGTCAATATGCTGCTCCTGCTTACTTCCACGGCACTAACTATCAAGCACCAAGATGGCGCACCACAGACACACAACCAGAACCCACTGGCAGCGTGTTCCAGCAACAAAATTCTGTTAACCAAGGCATGGCAATAGCAATCAAACGCTATGATGCCACGCTGGGTGTTTTTGTATTGCAGGCATGCCCGGCCTATAACAACGATGGAAGTGCAATCTATGGACTAGATCCGATCAATGGTGGACAAAGTATTCCTGCAGGCACTACCTATGCAAGAATAAATCCTCTCAACAACAACACCGGCGGTTTTTTAATATTGGAAAGACTGACCACAGGGGCCACGGTAATCACAGCTGAAACTGTAAATCCAGTATTTGTAGCCAACTCAACTTTTAGCATACGTGCCTCACAACCGGGCACTAGCATACCTTATCCTACAACCACAGCCACTATTCTTGGAACCACCGCTGCAGACTTCGTAGCAGCTGTGAGTGCTGCTGCAGTTCCAAACGTAAGTGCCGAAATCAACGATGCAGGTCAAATTGTGATGACACATGCCACTGGTGGAGTCATTGCGTTGTTTGAGGGCACAAACACACCCTTGGTTGACGCTGGCTTCAACACCACTGTAACAGGAATACGCAATGACTATTCAAATGGTGTGGTAGACGGATTGGTCTTGAGCAACTGGGTCACTTCGCCCACCTTTACCTACACAGCTTCAAGCAGCACACCCAATGTGGATCCTGCCAACGGCACCTACTGGTACTACAGCGATCCCACTGATGCGGACATCATGATACAGAACAATGGTATCTGGAACGGATATCAGAACGTGACTAATGATGCACGCGGATTTAACCTGAGCAACACCAATGCGGCTGGTCCTATTTTCAGTACCACTGCGCCAACCACACAGACCGATGAAGCTGAAAGCCCTTTGGTGCTGGGTGATCTTTGGATTGACACCAGTGACTTAGAAAATTATCCCTTGATCAATCGTTGGGAAACTGTAGACGGTGAGAATCAATGGGTCCGCATAAACAACACCGATCAGACCACAGTAAATGGTGTGTTGTTTGCTGATGCCCGTTGGGCACCTAATGGTACTACCAATCCCATCACAGACCCAATTCCACCTATAGCTACAGGTAGCACGCCCTTGATCACCAGCAACTATGTGGATCTGGATCGCCCTAATCCACAACTGTATCCTGAAGGTATTCTGTTGTTCAACACACGCAGAAGCGGATTCAACGTCAAGTCATTTGCGGTAAATTACTTCAATGCTCAAGATTATCCGCCGCCTGCGGTCCTGCCCAGCCAAACAGATACCTGGGTCACGGCTTCAGCCAATCGCATTGATGGTAGCCCCAACATGGGCCGTCATGCACAACGTTATCTCATTGTGCAGGCACTGAGAGTGGCCATTGATACCAGCACAGACATACGTGAAAATCAAGCACAGTTTAACTTGATTACCTGTGTGCAGTATCCAGAGCTGGCGCCCAACATGGTGGTGCTCAACAATGACCGTGGCGAAACATCATTCAGCTTGGTAGACACTCCTCTACGGTTAACTCCACAAGAAATTGTTACCTGGGCAACCAACAACAATGGACTGGGACTCAGCACTGGCGACGGAAACTTGGCCGGTGGCGACGCTTATGCAGCAAGTTTTTATCCCAGCTGTACCACCACAGACCTTACAGGAAATGTAGTGGTAACAGCACCAAGTCACATGATGTTGCGTACCATTATACGCAGTGATGCTGTGGCTTACCCATGGTTTGCACCAGCTGGTCTGCGACGTGGCGTGGTGGACAATGCGTTACAAATTGGTTATTTACAAGCTCAAACTGGAGAATTCCAACCCTTGGGTGTAAATCAAGGCCTGCGTGATGTGTTGTACTCAAACAATGTTAATCCAATCACATTTATTCCAGGCACAGGTATTACCAATTTTGGTAACCATACCTTGCAAGGCACAGCCACAGCGTTGGATCGTATCAATGTGGCACGTTTGGTGGCATTCATACGCGGTCGTCTCGAAATCATTGGCAACCAGTACTTGTTTGAGCCCAATGACACAATCACTAGAGCTGCAATTACAAATCAGATCACTGCACTCATGGTGGATCTGGTCAACAAGCGTGGTCTGTATGACTACTTGGTGGTGTGTGATTTGACCAACAATACTCCAACCACCATTGATCGCAACGAACTGTATGTGGATATAGCCATTGAACCAGTCAAGGCCGTGGAGTTTATCTACATACCAATGCGTATTCAGAACACAGGAACCATTGCGGCACAGGCGGCAGCGTAAAGCACACAGGCAAATTTCACCATGAATTTGCCTGGCTTGCATGCCATAAATAAACACATACTAGGATGATACCCAAATGACAACAGCCTCACTTACCAAACTAACAGTACCACTGGCCAGCGATCAAAGCACATCGGCACAAGGTTTGCTGATGCCAAAACTCAAGTATCGCTTTCGCGTTACTTTTTTGAATCTGGGTGTTACCCAACCCACAACAGAATTGACCAAACAGGTCATGGACTTTACACGCCCACAGGTCACGTTTGACAATATTGACCTACCCATCTACAACAGCACAATCCGTTTGGCAGGCAAACATTCCTGGACAGATATCACCTGTCAGGTGCGTGATGACGCAGCCGGCAATGTCAGCCGCTTGGTCGGTGAGCAATTGCAGAAACAGTTGGACTTCTTGGAACAAAGCAGCGCCGCATCAGGTATTGACTACAAGTTTACCACAGTGTTTGAAGTGTTAGATGGTGGCAATGGTGCCAATGCTCCTATTGCTCTTGAAACCTGGACAATTTTAGGTTGCTATCTACAAGGTGTCAACTACAACGATGCCAACTATGGTTCGGGCACAGAACCCATGACAGTGAGCATGACCATACGCTACGACAACGCCTTGCAGACCTTGACAGGTGCTGATGTGGGTGTTGGTGCGTCAATTCCGTTGACAGTCAACAACGTAGCCACAGGTTAATAGTCTATGGCGTTTGGCCAAGACACTCTTCAACCGTTTCCTCCTGGCGAAGGCCTTCGCGATTATCGTCACGCGGAAAAAACTTTCAGAGCCGGTGGCTACGATCTTGCTCCTCGCAACAAGTTTTTATTCTATGTTTACTTTAACTTAAACACCAACATACCAGCCGTAGCCAATTTGATTTCGGGCGGCAAAAGCAGCAGCATTGGACTCACTGTCAAAACAGCACAATTGCCTGGCTACACCATAGACGTGGCCACTATGAATCAGTACAATCGCAAACGCTTGGTACAGACCAAGATCAACTACAATCCTGCTCAAATCGTATTCAACGATGATCACAGTGACCTGGTACGCAACATGTGGTACCAGTATTATCAGTACTACTACAGCGATCCGGTCTACAAGTACGGCAACACGCCCAATCAGTCAGGAACTCTGGGAGAAATCAGCACCTTGCTCAGTGGATTCAGTTACAACAGCAACGACACCTATTCAGCCAGTAGACCCGTACAAAAATGGGGACTCAATGGTCAAGGCTACGCCAATCCCAGCTTGCAGAGTCTGGCCAGTAGTTTGCTGACAGGTCCAGCCAGCGGACAAGAACCTTTCTTTAGAGATATCACCATCTACGGCATGAGCCAAAAAACCTATGCACAGTACACCATGATCAATCCCTTGATCACTGACTGGACTCATGACACCTATGACTATGGTCAAGGCAACGGCATCATGACTCATACCATGAGCATACGCTATGAAAACGTCAAATACTATTCAGGTGCAGTGGGCGGCGCACAACCCAGCGATCCGGTCACAGGGTTTGCTGATCCTTCACACTATGATGTTGCGCCAAGCCCAATTGCGGTGCCTGGCAGCACTGCCACAGTGGAAAGTCAAGGAAGCATACAACCCAGCCCCAATGGCAGCAAGCAAGACCTACAGGCCCTTGCTCAGGGACAAAACACCCTGCAGAATATATTGGGTGCAGTAGGCCAAGGTCTAGTGCCCACGGCTGCCAGTTTCTTAAACGGTCAATTGGCCGGCTCCGGTGCCTTGGGAGCTGCCTTGGTCACTGGCCTGGGTGTGGCAGCTGGCATTGGTGTGCCAGGCAGTATCGGTCAAGTTCCTAATGGAACTGGTGGCATGAACTTCCCCACACCCGCTGGCGTGGATGCTGCCACCAAACTTAGAAATCTCATCAGCGGAGGTTGATCATGGCGTCAGTAAATGCTATCAATACCAAGACTGATCTCACAGTTCAAATCTTTGACAGATTCTACGGATATCAACAACAAGTGCCCGTGGATCAGTATGATGCAGTGAACAGTTACTTTAGATCGGTTTTTAACTCCATTGAAGCCGCAGGAAATTTCACAGTCAGTGTGTTCCGCGTCAGTAACCAAACTGGTATTCCTGTGATGAACCTGTTGCAACAGTTCCAAGGCCAGACTGCGCCGCAGATAAATCTTACCTTGGCCTACTATCTCAATGGAATCAGGAGCTCTAGCACCTTGCTGGGTATCAATGTACCCACCCAACCCAACTTCTACATAGCCAGAAACATCAGGATCTAGATCATGCCCAATTTCCGTCAAGGCATCTACACCGTGAGGAATCCTGGCAAGTATGTGGGCAAAGGTACACCCAGATACAGATCGGGCTGGGAGCTAACTTTTATGATGTTTCTTGACAGCAACGACAACATCGTGCAATGGGCCAGCGAAAGCATTACCATACCCTACCGTAATCCCATCACCGGAAAACAAAGCATGTATGTGCCGGATTTTTTTGTGACTTACCGCGGACGTGACAACACCACACGTGCCGAACTGATAGAAATCAAACCCAAAAAACAAAGCCTGATCGAAAGCCGGATGACGGATCGAGATCGTGCTATTGTTGCTGTGAACTATGCCAAATGGGATTCTGCGACCAAATGGGCACGGCGCAATGGACTTACATTTCGGGTGATCAACGAAGATCAGATATTCCATCAAGGCAGCAAACGGACCGGTAAATAGGGTATGCCTATTTTCCTCTACAAAAAGACACACAAAGATACAGGGCTAAAGTATCTTGGCAAGACCATTGCCAACGATCCTTATGCTTACCCTGGCTCTGGAGTCTATTGGACTCACCACTTGAACACTCACGGCTACAATGTAGAAACAGAAATTCTCCGTGAATGTCAAACTGAGGAAGAACTTATATATTGGGGCAAATACTACAGCAAACTTTGGAATGTGGTTGAAAGCAAAGAATGGGCAAATTTAACTGAAGAAGCTGGCCCAGGAGGTTATTGGACTGAAGAATCAAAACGGAAGTTAAGTCAGACAAATAAAAATAGATTAGCAAAATTGTCAACAGAAGAAAAAATAGCTCGCATGAAAAATTCATGTTGTGCTCCTGACAGCTACACACCCGCTCGTATTGAAAATATGAGAAAGGGTATGTTGGGAAAGAAGAAAACAAAAACACCAAAATTGTTAGCAGCAATTGAAGCAAAGAGAGATAGAAGTATACAAAATATGTTACGAGCAGCAGAAAAACATCGTGGCAAAACTTGGAAAGTAGTTGATGGAAAACGAGTCTGGATGGATAAGGAAATACTGTCATGACACGGCGTCTTGAAGAGCTTTTTGACTTTCTGCCCAATGGTAGCGAAACCACTGAATCCACGGCCACTGCCGAACAAACCCGTAGTCAGTTGGCGCAGATAGACGCCACCATAGACAAGATTGATGCGGCCTTGCCCACAGTGCGTGATCTAGAAACCGGAGATCGTGAACTGGATGACTTGGCCAACATGGCCAAGGAAAGCTACGACAACTTGATGGATCTGGGCATGCAGGTAGACAGCCGTTATGCGTCAGAAATATTTGCTGTGGCTGGAACCATGCTGGGCCATGCGCTCACGGCCAAGACAGCCAAACTAAACAAGAAGCTGAAAATGGTAGATCTACAGTTGAAAAAGATGAAAATGGACCAGGACCAGGCCAGCAAGGGCGGTGATCAAGCCGTAGAAACTGCACACGGACAAGTGTTGAGTCGCAACGATTTGTTGGAACGACTCATGGCAACAAGAGACCAAAACAATAACAAAGCATAAATATCGTATAGGGATACAAATATGAAAAATTTTCAACAATACCTGGCCGAAAGCCAAAGAACCTACAATTATCGCGTGAAAATCGTGGGCGATGTAGAGCCTGCTTTTGTAAAGGCACTGGAAAAAAAGCTCAAACAGTTTGACCCAGTCAA